GATTGCAATCGACATATTGCCGTTGAAGGTTTAGTAACAAGTTTTAATGATGGAAAAACTATTGGGCCATCGCCTTATGTTTCTATTCGCAAAGAAGCGCTTAAACTTATTGTTGTTTTAATGAATGAATTAGGATTAACACCAAAAGGCAGGTTAAGTAAAACAAGCACTAACCTTGCCACTAACTCAATGATCGGAAGATTACTACAAGGGCCACAAGTTAAAAGATAATGGATTATAAGATAGGCATTAAATATGCCAACGATGTTGTTAAAGGCAACATAGAAGTTTGCAAAAATATTCAACTGGCCTGTCAGCGCTTCCTAAACTTTATGGAAGATAAACAATGGGAGTATGAATTTATTCCTGAATATGTTGATCATGTTTTAAATTTTGTTTCTGTTTTGAAACACACTAAAGGCCCTGACGCTGGCCAACAAATAAACCTTCAGCCATTTCAAATAATGCTTATATGTGGCATTTATGGATTCCGCCACAAAAAAGATCACGATAAAAGAATGACAACCGATGTCATTGTTTATATTCCTAGAAAAGCAGGCAAGTCCACTTTAACCGCCGTTATTGGTTTATATGAATTAATTTTTAACGAAGCTGGCGCTGAAGTGTTTACACTTGCAACTAATCGCGAACAAGCAATGATTGTTTTTGATGCCGCTCGTTCTATGGTTGATTCTATGCCCGAAGAGTTAAAAGCTTGCTACCGAGTTTCTAAATATGAGATTGGAAAAACCAATGATGCTCAAACTGTGTTTAAAGCTTTATCACGCGACAATAAAAAGTCAGGCGATGGTAAGAATGCATCTTGCGCTATCATAGATGAAGCCGCACAAATTGTTGATCGTAATTCTATTGAAGTTATTCATTCCGGCATGGTGGCCCGTAAAAATCCTTTAAGAATTTATATTACTACCGCATCATTTACTAAAGAAACTAAATTCTATGAGGACTTAATGGCTTTTGAAGCTATGCTTCATGGCGAAGCGCCTGATAATCCAAAATGGTTTGGCTTGCTATATGGACTTGATCCGGCAGACGATTGGAGAGATGAAAAAACTTGGGCTAAAGCAAACCCTATGCATGGCGTATCTGTTTATCAAGATGCAATTAAAGAACGATGTGAACAAGCTAAATTAAAACCTGCGGCACTTAATGAATTTTTATGTAAGACACTTAACATTTATGTGAGTGCGAATACGGCATGGATTGATAGGCAATATTGGGATGATTCTATTGGTGAAGATAAGCCTGATCCTGAAGCAGTCTTTGTTGGTTTTGACTTGGCGGCCACTCGCGACCTAAATGCAGTATGTGTATTAAAAAGATATTCGGAAGAGGATTATTATGCACATTTTCAATTCTTTTTACCTGAAGAGGGTTTGGAATTAATTCCAACTCATTATCGACCAATTTTTGATCAAGCAGTCCGATCCGGGATTTTAAAGATTACCGAAGGCAATGTTATGGATGATCGAGAAATATCTGAATACATAAAACAACAAGCGACACTTTATAATGTTAAGGAAGTAGGGTATGATGCTTATAATGCCGCTTCTTTAGTAGCAAGATTGTATGATTATAGTATTCCTGTCAAAAAAGTTGGACAGGGCATGGCCGTTTTAAATAATCCATCAAAGCATACTGAAAGATTAATTATGCAACATCAAATAAAACATAGTGGTAATCCATTTGTAGGATGGCAACTAGGTAATTGCGAAGTTTATGAAGATGTGAATGGCAATATTAAGATTCGCAAGAATGAAGCTGATAAATCAGCAAAGGTCGATGGTATAATAGCGCTTATTATTGCTATGCATTGCTCATTGGATAACCCATTTGTTTCTAGTGCGTTTGGCTTTAGAAGCATATAAAGGAAAAATATGGCTATTACAGATATTTTCAAAAGAAAATCAAACAAAAACGCATCAGAAAGTAATACATTATTTGGCCAAACTGCGTTAGGAAACAACATCTTACGCAATGTTCAAGGTCAAAAAAATCAATCAAATAATCAATTATTATATGTAACTACAAGCTCTGTAAATGCGGCTGGTCGCGTAGTCGATATGTCTATGCTATCACGCAACTCAACTGTTATGGCTTGCGTAAATGCTAAAGCTAGAGCATTAGCTCAACTACCAATAAAGATCATGGCTTATGATGAAAATGGCAAGCTAGTTGATGCGGTTACTGATCCTAATGTTTCAGCTAGAGATAAAGCTAAAGCTAAAGCAGTTTATTATTTATTAAATAATCCTAATAACTATCAATCTGCATACGAGTTTTGGTTTCAATGGTCTATGTGGTATGACCTATCCGGTGAAACATTTACTGCTTTATGGCGTAAAGAACAAAAAAACTCTACGCTAACCCCAATGGAAATGTATCTTTTGGATTCCACCTTAATAACCGCTCAAATTACACCTACGCGGTATCCTACTTATAGGCTATCGACTAGCACTTACGGATTTAATAAGGATGAGCCATTAGAATATTTCCAAGTTATTCATGCAAGTGAAATGGCTTGGCAAGGTTCGGCTGGTTTTAACAAAGGCATTTTAGCTACCGAACTTGTATCGCTTGATCAAGATATTGATCTCTATTCAAACTTTATTATGCTTAATGGTGCTAAACCTAGCGGAATGTTTGTTACAGACCAAGTTATTCCTGATGCTAAATTTAAAGAAATAGCGGCAAGATTAAAAGAAGCATGGACTTCTCTTACAGGTTCTAAATCAACCGATTTATCTAAACCCGGTCAAGGTATGTTGTTAGATAACGGCATGAAATATATGCCATTAAATATGCTAACACTACAAGATGCTGATGCACGCGCACTAAAAGAACAAACTATGAAGCGTATATGTGGTTTGTTTGGCGTTCCGCCATCTATGTTAGGAATTGGCGAAAGTAAATATAACAACACTCAAACTATGCTAGATGAATTTTATAAATCAACCATGTATCCAATGATTGTTAATATTCAGCAAAAATTTAAAACCTCTTTACTAAATGGCTATCCAAACCTTTGTATTGAATTTCAAACTGAAAACTTTTTAAAAGGCGCACCGCTTGATCAAATGAATTATGCCGTAGCAGGGGTGAATAATGGTATAATCACACCTAATGAAGCGCGAGAATATCTTGGCAAAGAAAACTTTGAAGGCGCAGACGAATTAAAAGATACATCAAAACAAGCTAGGCCTATTAGTGGCACTTCACCGCAAGATACAGGTGGCGGTGGCAACACTTCTAGCGTTGGCAAAACAGGTCAGGCAGGTAAAGCCTAATGACATTAAAAGAGCTACTCGACAAATTAACCCAACAGGCAAAAAAGAGAAAACCTCAACCTGTTGAAACTAACGGGATGAAAAAAAAGGGAGTTCCAATCAATGATTAATAAACTAAATTTTGAAAAGTATTTTTTTGAATCAAAAGTTGAATTAGGCGTTCAAAATGACGAAGCTATGCATGAAGCTGGATTTATTGAAGCTATGGTAACAACTTTTGGCCCAAGAGAAGGTGCTGATGGCCGTAAATTCAATTATAAAGCTGAAGGTTTTGCTAATTGGATGGATGAATTTATGAAAGAACAAAAACCTTTGCCAATGTATTTTCAACATAACGATATGTCTATGCCAGTTGGTGAGTGGTATGAATTTATGATGGATGATGAAGGAATGCACGCAAAAGGCAAGATGTTTCTTAATACAAGCATGGGTAAAGACTTATATACTATTATGAAAGAAAGCCCAAATCTTGTTGGCGGTGTTTCTGTAGGCGCTTATGCAGACGAATACTGTATGACAGATAAAGAAGGCAATGTTTTAGCAGACGATGATGATATGGATGAAGCTTATTTCCAAATTACAAAAGGCGGGTTAAGAGAAGTATCAATTGTTATGCAACCAAATAATTTAGATGCAAACATCTCGAAATTAGAGTGCTTTAGAGCCGATGGTTCTTTAGACTTAAAACTTATCGAGAAGGCATTGCGTGATGCAAAACTTTCAAGAAAAGATGCGACCACCGCATCTTCAATTTTCAAACAAATTTTAGAATCTCGGGATGAGCCTAAAGTTATTTTTGAAAATACACCTATTCAGAGTGAATCCG